GGTAATTGAAAAGAAAGCAGAAATCGAGACTATTGAAGTTGGTGGCGAATTGGTCGTTAAGTCGGACATTCCCGCTCCAGTTCTGAAGGCGCTCGAAGCTGCTGAAGTTGCAAAGAAGCAACATGAAATTGAAAAAGCTGATATTGAACTGACAAAGAAAGCTGGCGAAGTTCTGCCAAACTTTGATGTTGATGTCTCTAAATCTTTGCTGAAGTCCTTCTCGGAAGACGCTGCTATCGTTGCTGCCCTTAAAGCTGCTGACAATGCGTTTGCTGCTGCTATGGATGAAGTTGGTAAGGCTGATGTAAATGGTCAGTTTGCTAACGCAACCGAAGAAATGGATGCTCTTGTTAAATCCTATATGGACGAACGTGGCATGAAGAAAAGTGACTACGCCAAAGCGTATGCGGCTGTAGCTAAAACAGATGCAGGTAAATCCCTCATCGCTAAATCCTACAAAGGGGAATAATTATGGCTGTTATGCAATCTCGCGACAACCGCACTTACATTGCTGGCGCTGACTTGTCGGCTGCTCAGTTCAAATTCGTTAAAATCTCTGGCGCTAACGTAATTCTTGCTGCAACCGCTGGTGAGCAGTGCATTGGTGTCTGCATCGTTGGTGGTGCTTCTGGCGCTGCTGTCACCGTGACCCGTGGTGGTTCGGTTATGGTCACCGCTGGTGCTACTATTACTGCTGGTGCTGCCGTTTCTACGGACGCTGCTGGTCTTGCTAAAGCTGCTGCCACTGGCAACATCATCATGGGTTATGCCCGTGAAGCTGGCGTCAATGGTCAAGTCATTGAGATCGAACTGATCTCTGGCGGTAATGCTTCGGCCTAATCTAGACATTAAAGGATAATTACTATGCCAATGTTGACCCCCTCGGCTGTCCATATCGACCAGCCATTGACCAACCTTACTCTGGCTTATATGCAAGAGCAAACTAACTTTATTGCAGACAAAGTGTTCCCCATCGTTGGTGTGGACAAGCAGTCGAATAAATACTACATCTATGACCGTGCAAACAGCAACCGTGCTGGCGATGTCAAGGCTTTGGCTCCCCGTACTGAAGTTGAGCGTATCGGCATGTCTATCTCGAACAGTTCCTACTTTGCAGACGTTTATGGTCTGGGTATGGACTTTGACGAGCAGACCCTTGCCAATGAGGATGCAGTTCTGAACCTCCGCGCTGCTGGTGCTGAAACTCTTATCAACCGTCTGCTGATCCATCGTGAAGAGCAGTTCGCTTCGACGTTCTTTGCAGCTTCGATCTGGAGCAGCGAATTGACGGGTGTTTCAGGTACGCCTTCGACTAACGAAGTCAAGCAGTGGTCGGACTACACTAACGCAACCCCAATCAAAGATGTGACGCTTGCTCGTCGTACCATGCAGTTGAAGTCGGGCGGCTTTAAGCCTAACACGATGGTTGTCGGTAAAGAAGTCCGTGACATCTTGATTAATCACCCTGACATCTTGGCCCGTTTGAATGGCGGTTCGACCGTTACGAACACTGCCTTGATTACGGATGCTAAACTGGCTGAAATCTTTGAAGTGCAGAACTTCTATGTTATGGAAGCTGTTAAGAACTCGGCTGCTGAAGGTATTGCAGAGTCGAACGCTTTCATCGGTGGTAAGTCGGCTCTGTTGACCTACACGCCTTCGAGCGCTGGCCTGACGACCCCTGCTGCTGGTTTGACCTTCGCTTGGAATAACCTGCAAGGTGTTAGCAACCTCGGTATCACTGTTGAATCGTTCTCGGATGATGCTCTGAAGCGTCAGCAGGTTGCAGAAATGATCCAAGTCAAGATGTCCTACGACATGAAAGTTGTTGGCGCTGATCTGGGTCTGTTCTTCAAGACCATCGTTGCCTAATAGGTAATAGACTAATGGTATGTCCAAGGTTAATAGCTTTGGGCATACCCAATTATAACAGAACACAACATAGTCCTTATAAGGAATTGTCAAAATGCACCCTTCATACTTGGGTTGGCAGGTCGATTGGCCTCTATTTATTAAAACCCCACTGTCAGCAGACGGTAAAGAGTGGAAACGTGAAGAACACTTCAACTGGTTAGAGCGTGGGATTGAGGCTGATAAAGTTGCTATCCTCTATGCTTCTGGTTATGTTCATCACAATACAGATTTGGAAGTTCAGAGTAAAGTTGGTGACCGCCTCTCAGAAATGCAAGGCAATCAACTAAAAACTCTTGTGACTTTGATTAACGCAGAGGTCAAGAAGCGTACCTCAAGCACCAATGAGTTTGAGAACAAGCGGTGCAAACAATCTACCTTAGATGATAAGCAACGTGGTCTTATTCGTCGTTTCCTTGTGGGGAACAGGTGGATTATGGATGATTTCTATAAGATGCGAGATACTATTCTCGGTGAGTAAGTAATAGGAGACGACCAAATTGGCTTGGAGTTACAATCCCTCGGACTTGAATACAACTACCGATGCTGGTCGTCTCAATGTTGTCCGTCTTTTGATTGGCGATACAATTACTGCTGACCAACAAATGCAGAACGAAGAGATTACTTTCTCTCTTGCTCAAAACAACAACAACACCTATATGGCAGCTTCTTGGGCCTGTCGGACACTTGTTTCTAAGTTTGCTCGTATGGTTACGACACAGCTTGATGGGGCATTGAGTGCTGACTACTCTGACCTGATGATGCACTATCAGCAACTAGCAGATACCCTAGAATATCAGGGTAAGACTTCTGGTGCAGCACTTGGTGTCCTTGCTGGTGGCCTTACTAAGAGTTCTGTTGAAGCTGTTAGGGCAGATACTAATCGTATTGAAGGTTCTTTCCGTAGAGATCAGTTTAAGAACCCACCTAGCTACAACACACCTGAGTATGAATAAGGAGTTAAGATATGTCTTTTCGCTCCTATGATCTACTTCGACTTGTCCAAGACTTTGGTGAAACTCTAACCTTACGTAAGCTGACTACTGCTGGAACCTATAGCCCATCTACTGGTGCTGTAACTGGGTCAGCGACGACAGACTACACTTTTACTGGTTACTTCTACAACTATGAGACAATCGTAAAAGATCAAGTCCTAAAGGGCAGTCGGAAGTGTGTTATCTCCGCTTTGGGTTTCCCCTACGTCCCTGATGAAGAAGACCTTATTGTCGGTCAAGGTGACATAGTTACCATTGTGTCTGTAACAACTATCTTCTCTAATGGAACTGCTGTTTGTTACCTCTGCACTGTGGAGGAATAAATGTCTGAAAACCCTAACTCTACACAGGTCACCATTAGCAAGTCTTTTTATGATAAAATGAAACAAGTGTCCCAAAGACTTGGAGAAGCTGTTAGTGACAGGGCGATAGAGATTGTTTCAAACGCTGTTGATATTTCACCTGTTGACACTGGTGCATTTGTTGAAAGTTGGCAAGTTAATCCTCGTGGCGATAGGACAGCTAGGTCTAGAAGTTCTGCTGGAAGACCCCGTTTGCCAGAAGGCGCTAAACAAGCTAAGAGAGAAGAAGAAAAGGCCAGACTTATTGGCAGGATTGAGTCTCTTGATACAGAAAACTTAGATGGTCTAACTATCACAAACCGCGCCCCACATATTGGCTTTATGAATAACAACGATAGAATTAAAGAGCCGTATAAAAAACCAAATGACATTTTTGGGGTAATCAGGGCTACTTTAAGGGATAAGTACACATAATGGCAAGCATTTATGATGATATTCGTGCAGCCCTAGAAACCAAACTTGCAGCAGTTTCTGGTGTCCCTTCTATTGGGTGGGAAAACCTGCAATTCTCTCCAACCACAGGGCAATCTTACGTTGTTCCTCGTCTACTACCTACCCGTCGAGAACCTGCTGTTATGGGTACTAACCCCCAGATGTATTACCAAGGGGTCTTTAGGGTCGTATGTTATGTCCCTGAAGGTAATGGTCCCTCTGCTGGTGATGACCTAGCCGACAAGATTATTGATGCCTTTGAGGCTGCTACTGATGTAACCTTTGGTAGTACTATCGTATCCATCCGTTATGCTGAAAGAGAATCTGCTGACATCGATGGCCCCTTCTACATGATTCCTGTCAATATTGGCTGGTATCTATATTCCTGATTTGGAGAAATTAAAATGGCATTTGCTCAAGGCTCTCGTTCTAGCCTATCGTTTATCACAGAAGTAACCTTCGGTACAACCCCTGTTTCTGGAAACTTCACTAACCTACCTTTTAGCACACACTCGCTAAACCTAACCAAAGACCGTGTAGCTGGTAACGACATCCAAGCTGACCGTATGCCCCGTGTGGATCGTCATGGCAATCGCCAGACCTCTGGTGATATTGTTGTAGACTTGCGCAATGCTGACTACGATGCCTTCCTAGAATCCGCTATGTTGAATACTTGGACCGAATCCACTGCGATTACCACTACGGCTGCTACAGCTTCGGCTGGAACTGCCACTCTTACCTTTACTTCTCAAGCCACTGCTCCCTTTGTGGTTGGAACCCTAATTACCGTAACTAACCTTGTTCCAGCGGGCTATAACGGGACTTTTGTTGTAACTGCTTGCACTACGACATCCGTGTCTTACCTTAGCACTGCTACTGGAACTCAGACCACAGCAGGTAGCATTAAGAGCGATAGCCTTAAAGTTGGTGTGACCCCAAAGTTCTTCTCTATTGAAGACCTTGCTTCCGACATTACTCAGGCTCGTTTGTTTACGGGCATGACTGTTTCGACAATGGGTGTATCTCTTGCCCCTAACCAAATGGTTACTGCGACCTTTGGTATGGTTGGTAAAGATATGACCATCAACACTAGCCCTAAGACGCAAACTGCTGCTTCTGGTGCTGCTCCTTTTGATGCTTACTCTGGCGATATGCGGATTGGTAACGTAGGCTCAAGTTCTGTTGCGGCTATTGTAACTGGTCTTGACTTTACGGTCAACAACTCTTTTGCACCTACGTTTGTTATTGGTGACGATTCTACGCCTCAACTGGAATACGGTCGTGCTGAGATTGAAGGTACTTTCACTGCATACTTTGAGGATGCCACTCTTGTCAACCGTTTCTTGAATGAAACTGAGACAAACCTCATTGTGTCTGTTAATGACCCAACTGGTGCTAATCCCTACGTATTCCACTTCCCCCGTATTAAGATTAACTCTGCTGATGTTGGTGTCGATGGCCCAACCAGCCGTATGATTAGCTTGTCGTTTGTTGCTCTGTATGACAGCGCCCAGACAACTAACTTGCGTATTTATCGTTAATCAAATGAATCCCTAGTAATAGGGTAGGGGAGCGTAGGTGTCGGGTCTTACGCTCCCTGACTTGGATATTACCCGACTACAATTTAACCCGAATAAGGATACCCCGACATGGACTTGATGGACCTAACCCCTAAGACTGATATTGTTGTCGTTGCTATTAAGCACCCTTCCACAAATGAACCTCTCAAGAATGATGATGGTTCTGATATGACTATTACTGTGTATGCACCCTACTCCAAAGAGTATAAGGCTGTGGTTCATGCTATCGCTAATAAGCGTATTAAGGCTGCACAGGGTAAGAAGTCGGCAGACTACACGATGGAAGAACTTGAAGCTGCGACAATGGAAAGCCTAGCTAAGACGACAAAAGAATGGAATATTACCTATGGTGGTGAAGTTCCTAAGCTGACCGAAGCTAAGGCTAAAGAAGTTTATGATAAAGTCTTTTGGATTAAGGCACAAGTTGAGCAAGGGGTAGAAGACTCTCTAGGTTTTATGAAAGCCTGATAGACGACCTTTGCCAATGGGCAGAGCATCAGTTCAAGCTAAATAAATCAGATAAGAATGGCGTCTCAGAGAGGCAGCATTTGGAACAAGTTGAAAGGCAGACTGGACGTAAGATTGAAGGATTGGAGTCTCCCACAGAGTTCCCTAGACTTTTATCTCATGTCTGGTCTGCCTTTATTAGTTTGAGCAACAGTCGAACATCAGGCTTCTCTGGGCCAAATCCTATAACCTACGAGCAGGTACTTGCTTGGAAACAGATTACGGAATACCCGCTCCTAGCTTGGGAAACCGAAGTTATTATCAGACTTGATAAGATGTATTTAGGGGCTTATTCATAGCCTAGTAAGAGAACGGAGAACTTGCTGTGGCAAACGATATTCAAATTACAGTTGGCGTTGCTGGCGGGCAGGATGTCCTAAAACTTGCTAATGCTATTACTACGCTAGGCAACAACTCAGAGAAACTTGCTAAACAGCTAGAGGGTGGTCGGCTTGAAAACTCTGCTTTTGTTAAGGGCCTCAGCCAACAGATTTCAGCTTTAACAAAACTTGGCGTATCTACTTCTGATGCTACTAAGTTTATCATGGGTAATGCACAAGCCACAAGAGAGTCTATTGAAGCCGCTAAAGAATCAAAAGCTGCCAATGAGGCTTGGCTTACGACCCAAAAGAAGATGGAAACTGCTTGGGCATTGGCTATCCAAAAAGAGAAAGAACTTGCACAGGTTGAGAAAGACTTAGTTGCTTCTCGTGCTAAGTTAGATGCTGCTGCTAAACAAGAGGCTAATACGCTAGACCAACTAAAGTCTAAGTATCAGGCTGGTTACGCAGAGATGAAACTCTACAAGGCAGAAAATGAACAATTAAACCTAGCTTACAAAAAGAACATCATTACTGCTGACCAACTAAGGATTGAACAAGAACAACTTAATGCTTCTTTTGCTAAAGGCACTGGTGTTTTTGGCGTCCATATGAATCAGATGCAGAGTTCTGCTAGTCGTATGGGTGTCGTTTATCAGCAAGCTGGTTATCAGGCGGGTGACTTCTTTGTCCAAGTTCAGTCTGGGACTAGCATTCTGACTGCCTTTAGTCAACAGGCCACTCAGATGGTCGGGATGATGTATCTTATCCCACAAGCTGGTATGGCTGCTATAATTCCCTTAAAGCTATTAGGCATGACTGCAAGCATTACTATGGCCCAGCTTACCCTTGGTCTGAGTATTGCCATCCCTATTATTACCTCGCTGGCCTCTCTTTTTATAACAATGTCTAATTCTAACAGTAAAGCTAATGAGACTGCTAAAGACTCTGTTAATGTATTCAAAGAACTTGCAGAGGCAACCCGTCAGCTTAACACAGAGAGTATGAAACGTGCGGACCCTAAGTTTGATGAAAACTTAATTGGGACACAAGATGAATTAGAAAAACTAACGGACGCTTACGAAAAAGCCAAGAGAGAGGTTGAGTCTTATAATACTGTCTCAAATATTGGGACGCCTATGGGGGTAAAAGAAGGACTTGCAGCGGCAGAGTTTTTTGCCGTTTTGGGAGAATCCTCTGCTAAGTCTGCTCTAGAAAAAGCAGAGGCTGACCTTAAAGCTTACGAGATTGCAAAAAACCGTCTTCTTATCGCTGAAACACAAGCCACTATTGATGAACAAAACGGTAAGCAGAGGATCATCGACCAAGAGAAAAACTTTGAGCAGATTGTAGCTGAAAGTGCTGCCCGTACTCAGATGGAAGAGAGTGTTGCTAGGTATGCAAACTCTAGGACTGTTGATTACCAAAACCAAGTTATTCTTATTAATCAAGTTGCAGAACAAGTCGCACTTGTAGAATCAGGTATGTCTCAGTCTGCTGTAGACGCCTTGTTGTTCGCTGGGGTTGACCTTTCTAAGGGTGTATCTTCTGCTGCAAAGGAAGCTGCAAGTCTTGCTGCTAGTATGAATATAGCACTATCTGATGCTTACAGCCTGATGAACTTACGCTCAAGTGAAGTGTACAGCGGTCGTGGCTCAGACCCAAGAAAGTTCATGGCTGGCGGTTCAGAATCTTACAGCAGTAATTTTAAGCCTTTTGTGGCCCCAAAAGAAGACAAATCCTCTGGTGCTGTAGCAGGTAGGATTGATACTCAAGAAGAATACCTAGCCAAACTTGCTCGTGAATACGACATGAAAAAGAAGTCTCTTGGTCTTACAGACGATCAAATCAAACGCACTCAGTTTCTCTTCACTCTTGATGAGAAGATTGCTACCATGAAGACTAAGCGGACTGAACTAGAGATTGAGACTGAGCGTAAACGTGCTATTGCAGCCTATGATGCTTATGTAGCTGCTGAGAGACAAGATGCTCTTATGGGTGTCGTCAACTCTAATATCAACGATGCTTTCATGGCGATGGTAGATGGTTCTGCAACTGTAGCTGATGCCTTTAGAAACATGATGTTTAACATTCTTAAGAGTGTGTATGAACAGAACATAACTCAACCTGCTGCTAATGCTATCACAGATCTCCTAAAGGGTTTCTTAGGTGGTGCTAGTGGTGGCGGTGGTACTGGTTCTTTTGGATTGCCTAAGCCATTTGGTAGTGCTAACGGAAATGTCTTTAGCAATGGTAGTCACGTCACTGCATATGCTAATGGTGGTGTCGTAGGTTCTCCAACTACTTTCTCTATGTCAGGTGGTAAGACGGGTCTGATGGGTGAAGCTGGTCCAGAGGCTATCATGCCCCTTAAGCGTGGTTCTAATGGTCAGCTAGGGGTACAAGTGAATGGTAATGCTGGTGGCATGACTGTCAACAACAACATCACTGTAACAGGCTCTGACGCTGCTGCTGTGCGTATGGAAGTCGCTAAGATGATCCCACAGATTACTAATGCAACTAAAGCTGCTATCATTGATGCTAAAAGACGTGGTGGTCAAATGGGAGCC